CTACTTGGGCTGATTTTCTTAATTGATTTTGTGTTAATATATGGTAATTACTCATATTTTTGTTCCTTATTCTTCAGGCTTTATTATTGCCCAGTAATTTTTATTGTAATATCACTTCCATCCAGAGTTGTATATGTAAACTCTGGCGACTTTGAACCTTTTATACCATTCGCATCAATAGGAATTGCATGTACGCTCAACACCCCATTAACGCTAATTATATCCGCTGTCACTTCCCAAGGTTTCGGCAGAGTAGCATTCAAAGTAACAAAAGGTTCAAGGTCATCATTTTGATACAACTCAATTTCGGCTACGTTATCGATGTCTGTTTTATTTACTTCCAACGTGATTGTCTGATTAGCGAATGAGATTGATACATAAACTATCAGAATAAGTATTATTTGAGTAAAAATTTTCCTCATTATTCATCTCTCAGAATTTAAATCTCTCAGAATTTAAGCTATCCAAATATTAACAAGACCCTTCTTAGCATTGCCTGCATTAGCTATAGTAAGAGTTGCTGAATCTGGAAATGGAATTCTATTAGTTATATTAGAAACTTCTGCCACAGTTCCACTTCTATCAATACCTTCGGCATAAAGCCAGTCCATTCCATAGGCATCTATCATCGTTACATCATACGCAGCCGTTGGAAGAGCTGTTGCAAGATCTCCATTCTCACCCGGAACTGTCTGAACTGCTATAATCTCATAACCCTTATAATCATCAAGAGATATCTCGGCATCTCCAGATGCATCGGAAAGCCAGGCCTCAGAAATTCTTGAAATTTTTCTATCATCATCTTTTTTAAAAAGCATACTAATTATCCTTTGTTTAAATTTTGAATATAGTTATAATGCTCTTGTTTTAAAATTAAGAGATTTATCATAAGTAAGATCTTGAAACTCATCAAGTTCAGGATCTGTATAAATAGGATCAAAATACATCTTAAAGTCGTCCAGAAGTTTCGGAATATAACCAACTGCATCCATAATATCCAGAAGTTTCGAACGAGGAAAACTCATAAGCTGACCCTCAAGTTTCCCGCAAACTAATCTATTATGATAAACCTGACCTTGACGATAATAAGGAGCCATGCTAGAGATTCGTTCTTCTTTCTTTCCTACCGCTTTGAGTTCATGATATTCGGCAAAAACATTCTCAACCCGCATAGCATTCTGAAAAGGTTGAGATATAAACTGATGAAGGGATGTTACTTCAACCGCTAGAATTTGAGCCTTCAGGCGGAAGATCATTTGAAAAGCTTCTTTATAAATCTGATCAGGAAACATCTTTCCAGCTACTATATCTCGAATAAAAATTGCTTGAGTTGTTCGATCCACCCCAACTCCCACAATAGCAGTATCAGCATTATGAATCTGAACTTCCTTTGCAGGATCAATGATTACAAAATTTATAAGATTATCTATCGGAACCTTCTCAACTTTTCCAGCAGATGTTTCAGAAGGCTCTTCCACGTTGACAGTGAGCTGAAGAATTCCTTCTTGATAATACTTAAAATATTCCTTCTTAAAAGTAGCATTAGAACTAGCCACTGGTATATTTCGCATTTCTCTATAAAATACATCCAGCAGACCTTTTTCTTCATGCTCTTTAACTTCCTTCTTAATTTCCTCTGTAGTCATAAAACTTGGGGCATTAGAATTATAATCATCATCACAGACACTCTGACAGATTCCTGACCAATCTGAGGCCTCCAGAAGATCCTGAAGCAAAGCATCCTCATGTTTGAGAGTATCTATATAGACAAACTTATAATCCTTATCATAGCGAGAGATACACTTCATGACATCAGAGAAGAATCGTTCTTTATTCTTCTTCCTAATCTTCTCATTCATGATCTCATCCTTATCTTCATAATCATCTATGATAATAAGATCAGGACGCCTGGATCGGTATAAGAGCCCTCGAATCTGCTGACCCATGCCACGAGGAAGTACCATAGTACCACCAGAAGTTATCCAAGCTTTCTTTGAGAATTGTTCTTCATACTCTTCCTCAACCCTTCGAGTCTTAATACTTCCAAAGAACTTTCGAATCTTAGGATTACTAAGGAGCTCATGCTTGAGAGAGTCTGTTTGAAGTACTGCATTTTCAGCAGAGTTTGAAAGATATACTATAAACTTCTTTTGCTCAAAAAGAATATGACGACTGGCCAGACCATAGAGCATGATTGAAGTTTTGCCAACACCTCGAGGAGCTGCTATTACTACCTTTTCCTCTGGAGAATCTATCTCTTCCAATATCTCCTTATGAAGAATATGAAAAGGTGTTCGGAAAACCTCAGGAAAAAAGAACTTAGCATGGAAAGCCGTGCTTGATGCACATCTAACTAATATATCTCTTACATCAGCATCCATTAAAGATTATCTCCATCTATAATAAATCCATTAGAAACCCCAATGTTCTCTGCCTGTTCCCGAATTTCCTGAATATCCTTTGCAGTCAGAATAGCATGTGTACCTCTGACATTGATATTCTTCGTAGGCCCATGACCGCCAGCGGCTAGAAGACCAAAAGCATTCTTGCTTCTTATGGCATCACTAATCTCATCATCTTCAATAGTTTCAGACAAATAATCAACACATTTCGGAAGAGCTTTAGCAATTCTTTCAGAAATCTTTATTACCTCAGCATCTTTCTTAGCACTGAGAAACTTCATCTGCTCTTGAACAACCGGAGAGTTCCTGACGTTAGAAACCATCATAGGTGTCACACCCATCTGAGCACTGATATCTACATTAGACATACCTAGAACCAAAAGCCTGGCAATCTCATGATGCCTACCGCTCATTTCTGCAACAGTATATACTTTGCGGAATTTCCCAGGAGCCATCTTTCTAATATTGATTCTATCCGAATCTCTGTATTTTGCCATATCTTTACTCATAACCAATCATATCATAACTGTTTGCAGATGTCAATAAGATGATTTTATAATCAACAATTTCCAGCAACCCTATCCGTTCTATGTTTATAATGTGAATGAAGATTGGCAGGATCTCCGCCCTGAGTCTCCCCTCCCAGCTGTAATGGTGACATTAGGAATTTTTAGGAAATTTTGTGAGGGCCCCTGTTTGGAGGATTTCAGAACCATTTACCCCCTTTTGGTTTCAGATCAGAATAGTTATACCATTGGATATTGGATATAGATATATAATGTTGCCGTGTTAGAGGTATCTAATGCTACCCCTGTATTTGACAACGGGAACGGGATGTGTCATAATGGTGGCAAGATTAAATAGTTCTTTTACATATATCGGGAAACCGATCATAAGGTTGTATGTTTTCCCAGGGAAGCGCCACCGGACACACGTAACGGTGTGATGGGGTGAGCCACCGGGACGGGGACCTTAAACATACATGTGTATATGCGGATTAGTGCATATAAAGCTTCGATGTATGAGGGAACAATTATGATGGTTTATATGATGTTTTCGGATTGGGCTGAGGTATCTGGCACATATGGAAAAGTAAAAGGACTAATATGGCTTCTGGGATATAATCAGGATCCGACAGTTAATTCTGATTATATAAAATATTTGAGCGAACGATTAACACATTTAGGTAGGTATGATGATCTTTATTAAATAAACAATAACATCCTTTATGTGTACTAATCCGCATATACGCAAATATCAATCGTTTATTCATGGAGGTTAGCCTTAGATTATAGGGAGAACTATCATGAGTAAATGGGATAATGTGACAATAGTAAATGGCAGGATTCAAAACCTGGTACATTCAGCGTATTTTAACGTAAGGCTTGATGAGTCAACGAATCCGGCGATATGCCCGATTGTGGATTTTGAAGGTATGCCGCTTGAGACGCTGGTTAAAAAAGCATGGGATGCAATGAAGGTGAGCGCCCGGCCGAGCATGAAAAAGCTGAGCGAGAAGGTGTTGAAAGATACGTATGACGGGCAGGAGGTGAGTTGGAGGGTAATGGTGAGTCAGGAAGCGGCGAATGCTTTGGCGGCCAGCGCTACTATGAGCGATGCTGAGCTTGATAAGCAAATTGAA